ATGGAAAAGACCAGGACAATCCACCTACTCTTTACAAACATCAGAATTGGGGGTATTAACACCTACATTTACTCCTTGGACACAACAAACCACATCCACTACAAATACACAAGGACAGTATTCTTTTTCACAACCTATAGTAAGTGGAGACGAGTGGTATATTGAAGTTGTAATTCCAACAACAACCTCGAACTTATCTTCTGTTGATTTTATCGGTATTGATGATGTGGTATTACAACGAACACCCATTAAGTCTATACATTATCACAAATATGAAGTGAGTGGAGATAATCTTATTACAATTAATGATATTTATACTATATCAAGAAGAATAAACGGATTAAATTATACAAAAAGAACTTTGTTATTTACTGAACCACAATGGACTAGTCTAAACACTGGAACTTTAGATCTTAGGAGTTCAATACCCGGTGTTTTGAATACCTACACATTCACACCGAGTGCGGGTGGAACCACTAATCTGTATGTTCTATCACCAGGATTTACAAATCAATCAACTTTAAATTATTAAATATGGATACATTAATATGTTATTTTATATCGAGTGTAATGACCCTTGCACATATAAATGGAGTACCTGATACCAAATTAACGTATGGTGCTAAACAAATTGTTACAGAATTAGTCAACGAAAAATATACACTTTGTGACGATGGTAGACCAATTACTGTTGAGATATTATCTATTGAGGCACCAACAAAAGGTATACGGGTAGGCCCATTTGAATTTAAACAGAAAAAAACAATTGTTAAAACAAAAATCACAATGAATGGTGTTGATTATTATGGAGAAGGTTCAAATAAAACATCCGTATCTTCAACTATATTACAATTACAGGATGAAAATTTACCCTTTGAAAGAACTGAGTTTAGTTCAGCCTTAAGGAAAGCTTTATCAAATTCTTTTGGAAAAAATTAATTTTTGATAAGTCACTCTCAAAAGACTTATATTTTCAAATACTAATTTGGATTCTGGAAAATTCTATCGAGTTCGAGATTTTCAACATCACTTCTGGTAGTTTCAAAATCAATATTCCAGTCCCAATAATCTTTGTAATTATCGCCCATAATTTCATCTTCATTATTTGCAATTTGATTTTCAGTCGCAAAAGTTCCAAATTCATACTCATAATTTCCTCTTCTTCTTTCATATACTTTAAATGAAAACTCTAACGAAAATGAATTTTTTTCAGGAATAACAAAATTATTTTCATTGCATGTTGAGTTATTTAAATCATTTAGATTTAGATAAAGTAAATTCCATAAAAAAAAGAAGTATTGCCAGTCATCGTTATGTAAATTTCTGATATCTGGTAAGTCTAAGAATTTAAACCAAATACGTCTAAGTGTTGAATTACCAATTGAAATATCGTCTTCGTCCAAACCACCCAACTCACTTTCTTCAAAAAAATCATACAGTCTTTTTAAAATGTAAAAACACTCAGGCCTAGTTTTAAAAAATTCATTCATATAAATCCTCCTCTTTGTCTAATGTTAAATCGTCCATTGATACATCACTATTATCCACTTCTTCATCGCTGTAATCAGGATCATATACATATGGATTTGACCAATCTGGAATTAATTCCTCATAATTTTCATAATCTTGTAATTGAGTTTTTGTAATATATCCCTCATATTCAATAACATACTCACCATATTCGTGCCTATCTTCATCAACCTCCATATCTGCAGTATACTCTCTATATTTTGGTACAACAATATTTTCAACTGTAAGTTGTTTTTGATTCAACAAAATTATATTTTCACTAATACAATTCATTAAAAAGAAAAATACTTCATAGTTGTAATCTTTTAAACCAACAAACTTTGCAGTATTTACCCAAAAATTCCAATATGGACCTCTATGGATATCAATATCATCTGTTTCAAAATTTTCTGCGGTAACATTAAGTCTACGAGAAAATAAACTGTAGTACGCTCTCACAAATGTTACTAAACGTTCTTTTGTTGGGAATAATTTCAATATATCTTTTTTGCGAGTCATATCTTTAAATATCTCTATTTTTTCTTTTAAGATTATTAACTGAAACAACCCAAATATCCGTTACATTTTCATCTTTTACTTCAAAATCACGGTCGAATGATTCAATGTCTCTAAAAGAACCATCATTTTCAGCACCCCACAAAAAATAACTTTTTGCCTGTTCTGGATACAAAAAACCTGTTATTGGTACATCGTAATAACCACCCATTTTTGCGTCTGTTAGATATTCAACTACGACATTGAAATAATTTTTTTCAGGTTCTTTCAGATTACTCTCATTTACAAGATCAAATTTAACACCATGGTTTAGTTTAATTAATTTCATTGAATAATAGAAAAAATTGTTAAAAACAAAAGTATCTGATAAGTCAATTCCGTATTCTAATAAACTACTCTTCAGATTTTGTTCGGTTATAAATGTATCAAAGGTGCTATAATATTTACTATAAATAAACATATTAATATCCTCTAATTGTCCATATTCATCAAAATCATTTGGAAATCTGTTTAAAAAAAATGGATACAATTTTTTTAAATAGACCAAAACATCATTTCTTGAATTAAAAAAATTATAATCATTCATATATTTTTGGATCTATAGATTTTTTCTTTATAATATTTGAAATTGCCCAATCATCGTAACTTGTGTCACTGTATTCAACGTTAGTCAATTCAGGATCCATTTGTTGATATTCAAACCAATCTTTAAGTAGATGATAGTAACCATTATCAAGGTCGCCTTTGTCAGCATAACCGCTGTAAGGAACTTTATATTCATATCTGTTTCGACTATAGATAATATCATTTACTCTAACAGTAAAGTAATTGTAATTTTTGATTTTTAAATTCTCAGTGGTTAGTTCGTTTGATAAAATTGATTCTTGATTTTCAATTATTGTATTCATAATGAAAAAAAACCAATTGAAATTATCCGACTCAAAAGAAAAGGTTGATTTGATCGTATTCCAATAGTCAAAAATCGGTGAATCCGTTAATTTGATATCATCCTTATTGATAACTTTGATTCCAGTTTTACGAACAAAATAAGAATGGAAAGCTTTTAAAAATTTGACAAAACTTTCTTTAGTTGGAAATCTACTTCTAACTCTATCTAAAAACTTTTGATACGAACCAAAATTTTCGTTTGACATAAATTCATTTTTAACTCAACAAACTATAGTATTCTTTGAAATGTTTTAAACGATCAACGAGACCTATTGTTCCACCGTTAACTCTTTTAGTAACGGCTGTGACTGTAGCTTCATCAGCTCCTTTATCACAAATTGACCACAATTTATTTGAATCAAAAAAGAATGCGGCTGATGCTAACGGATATTTTGTAGCAACTAAATCTGGATTAGCTACGGTATCCTCACCGATAAACTTAGCAAAGTTGGTGTAGTTTTGTTTACCAGTCAATTGAATAAAACCACGACCTCTAAATTTGAAACCTTCCTTTGTTGTTTCATCACCATTACCCATTCTACCGCCATAAACTTTAGATGCGATTTTTTCAGGATTACGAGCGTATGATTCCGCAAGATTACCAGGAAAATATTTTGGAAATATTTTTTTCAAACCATCAGCAGAATAGTTCAAATTTTCTTGAATGTGTTTAAATCCTCCAGATTCGTGACCACATTGTGCCAAGAAATGTGCTAATCTAAGAGGTGTTGTAATATTAAATTTTTTCGCGGTATCAGGAATTTGAGCGATTACTGAATCAGGAATGTGACCTTTTAATTTTTCTAATTTAAAAACACCACCTGTTGGTATTACAACGTCTTCTTTTACAACTTGTGGTTGTGGTGATGCTGTTGTTGGGAACATTTTTGCCCAAGTACCGTCACCAACAATACCATCGGCTGTTAATCCATTAGCGGTTTGCCATTCCTTAACTTTTTTTTCTGTACCAGCACCAAATACACCATCAGCCGTCAGACCAAGTTTAGTTTGAAGTTTTTTAACATCATCACCTTTTGAGTTTAATTTAAGTAACATAATTTTGAATTTTTGTATTTAATCCACTCAATTCTGATTTAACATTGAGCTTCATTGGTAAATATTCGTTACACCCAAATTTGTCCATTAAACTTGGGTACCATTTTTCTTATTTTATGCTTTGAAAGATTAGATAGTGGTGTATTATACAAAATTATATGACCTCCAACTTCTAAGTCTGGTGGTAGTTCAGTAATATTGGTATTTTCGAGAGTTAGATCATCCTTAACTTTAAGACCACTTGGAAGTGATACGAGATTTACAGATCCATATAAATTTAAATCACTATGTACTGTTAAATTATTCGGAAGTGATTTCAGATTTTTACAGTTAACTAACCATAAATTACCATTAACTGTGGTAAGGTTTTTTGGTAAGAAATCTATAGATGAACTAATTAGAAGTAGATCACCCTGTGAACCATTCTTAATGTAATCACGTATTATTCTATGGGTTCTAAAAAGTAATTTCTTATCCTTTTCCTCTTTTGTTCTTCGAGGAATAAAGATGTTTTCATCACTTTCTTTTAATATGTCCAAGAATTTGATCATAAATAATAAATATTCTTACCAATAATAATATTTATATGAAAAAAATTATGAGAGATCTTATAAAACAAATTCTTAAAGAAGATTTGGTCAAACGACCAATGCTTCTTAAAGAAAACTGTGAAATTTCTGAGTCTTTGAGACATCACTTAACTAATAAATTGACTCTTTCTGAGAATGTATACAGACCATTTTCAGATAGTTATTTTGAATTGATAAATGAAGTTCGTGAGTTGTATTCGATGGACATGATCGAATTGAATGAAGATGATGAGTGGTTTATAAATACAGACATTGGGAAGACAGCATACTACAACGGTGATATTGTTTGGTTGGACATTCCGTTTAGAGACGGAAATTTTATATCAGAAGCCGAATATCGCGGTCGTAAAGTAAACTTGAATTCTCCATTCAGAACACCTGGTGGGCCCAAAAAATTTTCAGTTTATGTTAAGAATAAATCAGGTAATATTATTAAAGTGTCTTTTGGTGACCCAAATCTCAGAGTAAGAAATAATAACCCAAAAGCAGCAAAATCTTTTAGAGCTAGACATAAATGTCACACTAAAAAAGACAAAACAAAAGCTGGATACTGGTCTTGTAATATTTCAAGATACAGATCTAAACTTGGTATCAAATCATCAAGTCCTTGGTAATGTCAAAACTTCCTTTCACTCAAATTTTAGACAATAATTCAATAGTTCGAAAGTTTTCTGAAAAAGTAAAAACTCATGAACTTAAGTGGCATTATGATCTAAAACATCGTAAAGTTGTTTGTGAACACGATACTGATTGGTTATTTCAAAGAGATAATGAATTACCAATTAAACTAGAAAAAGGAAAAATGATTGAAATCCCATCTTATCAGTATCACAGAATTATTAAAGGTAAAGGTGATTTAGTTGTGAGAATATGGGAATTTTAAAATAATCAAAAGATATCAACTTTCTCCTTCATAATTGACGTTGACATCTTGTTCAATATCAAGAGTATCGTCCTGATCCACATCTAGCATAATTTCTTGCTCTCCGATAGCCATAAGATCATCAATCATACTTACCTTTTTCTCGTCAAGGTCGTATTTTGCATTTATTTCTAGAGTTTTTGCATCACATAATGATTTATTTGATGTTTTTGGTAAATTTCTGATGTGTGTCAAAATGTAAGGAGGAAGTTCAGTCATCATTGAATCAATTTGATGATCCAACACATTCCAAAATGTTGGTGAACTTTCATCATTTACATCCCAAAAAACAGCCACTTTATAACCTGTAATTTTATTAATACAATAAATTAAAATTCCACGAGAATAGTATCTAAAAAAATGATGCGGATTATTTTTAGATGTGGTACACCATTTTGTTCCAGACCCATAAGATTTCGAGGATTCAAAAGTCAAAGGTCTTATGACAAGCCATTCTTCGTCATCAATGAGTTTGATTACTTCTTTACTTGAACTTTTTACAATAAATTTTGCGTGTGCTTTATGATAAACTTCTCTCAATTGGTCTAAATCAGAAATGGTATTAAGATCTAAATTTTCAACATAATTTTTCTGGTAAAGATCCATAAAATCCAAAATCAGTTCTTTTTCACAATATTCATTTAAGAAATTATTAAAATAGTCAACCAAAAAATTAATTTCATTTAAATTAATTTTTGACTCTCCGAATTTATCTGATATTTTATCAATTCGTAAACTACTGTACACGTTGTTTTCAAAGAGACTAGGTTGAACTCTTTTTTTTAGTTCACTTATAATACATTTAGTCATCAGTGGAACGAATTTATTTGTATCGGAACTATCCAAAAGTGTTAAATAATCCAAAAAAGAAAAGTTCAATTGAGGATTTCTTTGTTTTATTTCTGATAATTTTGCCATTTTGAAATTTTTTTATTTTTGAATTATATTGTTTGTTTCTGAACCAAAACCATATTTAGCTTTTACTCTTTGTGAAATTGGAATTGGATTACCGTCCTCATCAATCCTTACAAAGGTAATGTAGGTTGATAATATCGTTGTTTGATTTCCTGTGTATACATTATGAGTCCTTGCTTCGATGTAAAGTTTTAAAGAAGTATTTCCAATCGTATCAACTTTACCATACACTTTGAGTAAATGACCTTCTCTTGCTGGTTTTTTGAATAAACATTCATCTATTTTAATTGTAACCATACGAGGTGTATCACACACTTGCATAGCCAAAGAAGCTCCAGCAGAATCCAACCATTTTAGTAATGTTCCACCAAATAGATTTCCGTGAAAACCTAAATCTGATTTTTTTACAGGATGTGTCGATATGAGTTCCATATCAACAAATGTAAATCAAAAAACAATCAAGTCAAATAACGTGGATAATAGTTTTCTACAAAATAGTTCACTCTTGTTTGGATTTTTTTGCGACTTTTTGAAGAATTTTTTTGATAAAACTTTGATTTACAGATATAACACTTAACGCAACAATTCTTTTAGCCAAGTCATTTAAATCCTGACTTGAAAATGTCCCAGCATTTATTTTTAAAATGTAATCTAGTATTGGTAAAAGAAATATGAAAAAAACAATTTCATTTACCATCTTAGCTGATTTTGTTGTATTTGATATGAATGTTCGAAACAAATTCATCATTTTTTCCGTACTTTTTTTGATCGAATTAAATTCTTTTGTTAAATTTTTTTCTCTGATTAATCTAGAAATTTGACGAATTTCACTGACGTTTTGATTATAATAAACAGAACATACTCCGATAATAAGAAGAATTTTTTCGGAGTCAGTTAGATTTGGAAATTCGGAACTTAGAGACGCATTTAGAGGTCGTACCAATGCACCTATAATGGCTGAGTACGTGAGTAAAAATTTTGTATTTTCTATACCCAAAGTTTTTGCGGTTCTATAAATGGATTTTGTCGCTTTTTCCAAACCAGAAAAAATTTTCATCAAATCTTCATCAAACCCCTCAGATAAAATTAAATTTTGTGCCATACCCCTATAAATACACAATGAACAAAAAAAAAGTCACACGGTAACCCCCAAACTTAACTAACAATCGCCGACCAAGACTATGAAATTAATTTGACCCGTGTGACATTTAAAATATAAAATACTTTTTTTGTAAATCAAATATTTATTTAAAAAAAATGAGTAAAAAAATTTATTTGACTGAATCTGAACTCAGAAAGTTAATTGGTCGTGTAATTAAAGAACAAAGTATGGGTGGAATGCTAACTCCACAAGCGTTTGCACAAGCCTCCGTAGAAGCAGGACAACTAATTAAAAAAGGTGTGTCGACTGCCTTTTCCGATGTAAGTAAGAGAATTTGGGATTATGTTGCACGTATAAAAAAATTGGCAATTATATTTCCAGATATGACAGATGAAAAGGAAAGAATAGCTGCAAGTTATATGCATAAATATTTACCAATCTTTGCAAACCAAGCGGGTTGGACTTCATACGTTTTAAATTCTTTAACAGGGTATAATAGATTAATAAGTACATTGAGTAGTAAGGGTGTAAAATTAGACCAACTTATAATTGGCTCTCATGGTGACGGGAAACATTTACTTATGACTAATAACGATGGTGTCGCAAACGCTGATTTTTTATCAAGTATTAAAAATATAATAACAAATCAAACTATCATTTATTTTACAGCTTGTTATGGTGCAGACAGCCTTAGACTATTGTATGACGCTGCTTGCAAAACTAATACTACCGTATATGCTTCAACTGGTGTCAATTATTTTAGTTTTGGCTCTGAAAAAGGATTTTACTCATGTTCACCAAAACCATTATTACCAGAAGATAGAAAACAATACGACGATTGGGACTATGCAAAAAAGGCAAAGGGTGGTGAACGTGCATATAATGAACTTTTATTAAGAGGTGGATACTGTAAACCTGTTTCTAGTCCACCTCCATGGTTTGTAGTACCGGGAGCTATGGGGGGAATAGTAAAACCTATTGCGAAAGCTTTAGGGTATGAGTAAGAATGATGGGTAATTTGAAATAAAGAAAATTTAAAGATATTTATTAGAAAAAAAATTATGAACGCATATTTCGTAGGGATCACTCAACAAGAAAAAAATAACATTCTGGATCAACATAAGAAAATTTATGATGGGTACAGATTAGTTCAACAAAACAATACTGAACCACAACCTTTGTATGTTCAAGATTTTGCAAACGACAAGGATGGTTTTGTTGTAAATAATAAGGGTGATGTAAAAAAATATACAAATATGGGTATCAATGAATCTCAAAAAGATTTTGAAACTATTGAGATGGAGGAAGATGATTGTGTTGAATGTGGCATGAAGGAAACTTACGAAGATATGTATATGGATCAACCTTCGGAGGAAGATTTTCAAGAAATTGGATTTGAATTTGAAAAACCAATAACTATCCGTGGAAATGTATACCACAACACAGGTGACCTCGAAAGGGGTGAAAATATAAATTTAGGAAGTATAATGAACACAGAGGATGGTCTTAGATTTATGTCTATGTCAAACAAACCAGAAGGATTAACCCTAGATGAGTTAGTAGACCTTTTAAACCCAATGGATATGGGTGATGCTCATGCGTATCGTGATGATATGGATATGCACCCAGAAGCGGATGAAATAGATTTAGAAGATTTGTATGCGGCATCCGAGTTTTATGATAAGTTAAAATCAGGTGAGGGACAAAAACCAAGTGATCGATTAAATGAACCGTCGGACGAGAAAGACAACAATTGGATGTTTGTTGAAGATGAGTTTACGGAGAGTGAAGACTTGGATGAATCATTTTACACACAAAGAAACAAAATACTTGAAATGTTTCAAAGAACGTCTAGGTTTTGAGAATTTTCCGTGAGTTTTTTGTAGATCAAATTTAATGGGAAATATTGATTTTTTTAAAAAAATGAGATATTTGTAAGAAAAAAAAATTATGGAAATAAGAGAAATTTTGGAAACTAACTTGGTCTCAAATAATTTGGAGGTCAAATTTAGAATAGACGAGGACACCGATGAAGTCATAAGAACTTACACATTTGATTTGGATGTCATTTTGGAATATGGTTACGACATTTTTCCAGAACCATTGGATATGACCGATATGGATGAAGAGTATTTGGATGAGGAATATGAAATGGAAGAATTCGAAACAGAAATCGATGAAAGTGAATTGACATTGTTTATGAATGAATTTTTTTCGATAACTGAAAAACTTCCTGAAGCCGAAAGTTATTAATTGAATATTTATAACTTATGAGTGATATTGATATAAATTACTACATAAGAATGTTACGTTCTTTGATAGGTAATAAGGTTGAATTTGAAGAACAAGATACTGGTGGTACTGCAACTAGCTCAGGCCCACCACCAGCGTACCCAACGGTCACCAAATGGGAAACAGGGATCAAAAGAGGTTCCGCAAACCAGATAGGTAATACCAAATGGAAAGATTCATATACCATAACAAGAGGTAAAGCGAATACTTTATTATAATCAGATATTTATCAAAAAAAAATATGAAAATCACGAAAAATAAAAAATATTTGTATTATAACGATACAATAGTTGATACTGAAACTTTTGAAAAATACGAAAATATTAGTAGCAATCCATTAATTGTTTGTGAAGTTTTACAAAATCAATGTGAATATTTTTACAAAAATAGAATTATTAGTGAAGAAAAAATATTTGAGATAATTCAAAATTTGTCATCTTCTTTTTTGAGTTTAAATGAAATTGATTTTATGACTTATCAAGTAAGGTTTGGATTAAAATTACTTACTGAAAAAACTCAAAATAATTTAGAATCTGGATTAAAATTAATTGAGGAAAATTGGGAATACATAAGAGAAAAACTTGTAGAATATTATGAAAATAGTACAAACATCAAATTATTAAATGAAACCTCCAAAAATATAAAATTACTTTTTTCTGATGAGAAATTTAATTGGATTTTTGAAGGTGTATACGATACTACTAATTGGGTAATGACTAAAATTGAAGATTTTTTACTTAGTTTAAAGGGTGTTGCTCTGTCAACTTTTTTAATGTCTCTAGGTATTGGTGTAGTCACTAATGTTGTTATGTGGGGAGCAATAGCTGTTTGGAAAATCTATAAAATAATTGCTGGGAAATTATCGAATTCTATGGAAAATTGGTTTGATGTTGCAATTTGTTTAGTAGGTGCAGTTTTTGGTGGGGCTGTAAAGTATTTAAAAACTGCAATTAAAGGTATTAGTTTTGCTGCAAAAAATTTAAGGAGAATGAAATCTTTACAACCCATCAGAGACTTATTGAATTTAGGTTCAACCAAAGTTACCACTATCTTAGAATCATCAAAAAACTTTTTAAAAAAATTACGTGTTTCTGGTGTTGATGGAATTTTTTCCAAAGTGGGTAGTTGGTTAACAAATTTTTTTGAAAAAATGATGAATTTTTTGAATGACCCAAAAACATCTAAAGCGGCATTGAATACTGTAGCAGCATCTGCTGTATATGTCGGACTTGATAAAGCGATTGATAAAATGTTAAAATCAAAAGAAAATAAAAAAAATAAACAAAATAATTCTGAGTACGAACAACTCGGCCAAACGATGGGAAATGTAGACGATCCAGAATTAGATGATATTTATAACGATGATAACTAATATGGATTCACAATCAGAAATACGGAAACACATTGATTTTGTTATATTGATCAATCAACAAATACTTATTGAAACAATAAAACAAATTGACAGACCAATTATAACGGAAAGTAAAGGAAATTTGATAAAACTGTTCAAAATTTTTCTCACAGATAAAAATTTATTCAAAGCAACTTTACCAAAACTTAAAAACGTAACTTTTTTTAAGAATGTTAATTCAAGAAGGGATTTAGCAACTGTATTAAAAAATTTATCCCCCTTAGAGTATAAAGGTGCATTCAAACAATTTATAGATCAGCTTAGTGGTAATGATAGAAGCGCATTTATAAAAGGATTATTTAATGGAAAAGAAGATTTGATCAATAGAGTTTTAAACAATGCCTCAAATGGAAAAAATTCAGCACTGAAACGATTAACTAATTACTATGAAAATTTAGGACTAACTCAAAACGAAATTGCTGAACAATTTACTATGGCTACAGGTAAATACGCGGATGATGTTGCCAATTTAATTTACAATAGTACTAAACAAAGTGGTAGTCTAGCTAAACAAACGAAGATGGGAAAGCTACTTGACACACTAAAACCAAACACAAGAACTAAAAAAATTACAATTCCATGGAAGTTAATTGGAATTGTTGCTGGTGGTGGTGGGTTAATATGGTTATTGAATAAATGGGGTGATGATACTGAAATTGTAGATCCTAATGGAAATCCAATAGATCCAACTACACCCTCAGGCTCGCAAGAAACAACTACCCCATCAGGTTCGCAAGAAAAAACCACAAATATAGTTGCAAAAGATGATGTTTTACCGTCTAAAGACGAATTTGTATTATCATATCCAAATGACAAAAATTGGAGATATATTTGTAAAAACGGAAATTGGTATGCTAGATCTATAGTTAATGGACAAATACGAAATTTAAATTGGGGTGTCAAGAACGGATATCCGAGATGGCAAATTTCAATAGATAGATTAAATAAAACGTATCCAAATGCTTGTAAAACAACAACTGGAACAACTGTAACAACAACTGGAACAACAACTGGAACAACAACTGGAACAACAACTACCACACCAAATCGTATAGGAGCTAATGTGGATAGTTTAGTAAAAGTAGATACATCAAAATACCCTGGAATCTACAACAGACCTCAAGATCAGTTTACGTTAACACCACCAAGTAGTGACGGGGTAGTTCTGGGAGGATCGGGAGAACAACAAAGAGAACCACTAGTGATTGAACCCACACAAATTAATCTTACTAGAGAATATTGTAGAAATTTGTATTCATCTATTGAAAGAAATGACCAAAAAAGTGGTAGAAAAACAGCAACACCAAAACAGTTAGGTGAGGTCGAAAGATGCTTACAACAATATAACATTTTCAAATTAGCTGCTTTAAATGTAAGAAATAGGTATGGTTATACTATGTCTGGTGGCGACAAAGGAATAAGATAAATAAATAAAAATTATATGAAAAATATATCACGAAGTCTAAAACGTAATATTTCTGAAATTAGAGAAAAAAAAAATAATCTTATCATAGAACATAGTATTGTTCAATCAAGATTAAAATTTGTTCTAGAACAAGAATATAAAAATAATGACGCTAAATTTATTGCTCTACTTGAAGAAATAATAAATTTAGAGGAACAAGGTTATAATTTATCTCTAATAAATGAAGAAGAGTTTGATTTTTTTTCAATGTTAGGACGTATATTTGGGGGGTCATTTACATCAATATGGGAAGTTTTAGGTGAAAAAATGGCAGATTCTTTAGCCGACAAACTTCAGATCAATAAAACTAATTGGGTTTATAATGTGATTGTTTCGTTTATTACAAGTGTGAATTGGAGAAACTATGGTAAATTATTTACAGATTGTAAATTTTTGACTAACGGAATTTCCGACGCAGTAATTGAAGGTACACTTAGACAAATGCAAAAAGAAAATGTTGATGACGAAAATATTGGTGGTTATGTACTCAGCGCTTTAAGAAATTCAATAATGAAAGAGTTTGCTGAAAGAAAAGACTCTTTAATACAAAAATTGGAGGATATTATCGGTGGAATAATTTGCGGTCAAGTTTCTAAGTGGAAATCTAATATAGCCAAAATTAACATCGAATAACAATTTTCAAAAAAAATCTCTTTTGAAGTTTTCCCAAGTAGATTCCAAATTTTTACCAGCAATTTCAGTAAAAAATTGAGGTTCGTACGGTTGTTTATTTAATTTCATTTTTGCTTGTTCTAAACTTTTGTCGCCCTTTTTTACATTACAACTAGAACAAGATGTCACCATATTTGACCAAGTATTTAGTCCGCCTTTAGATCGAGGAATGATGTGATCAATAGTTAAGTTTCTTTTTGACCCGCAATAAACACACTGATGATTATCTCGAGCATAAATTCTATGACGACTAATTTTGATTGCTTTTGGTCGAAATTTGACATAATTAAATAATCTAATGATCAAAGGTCGAATAAATTCCCCTGAAACCGTTAAAATTTTTTCTAGATCCTCTTTCAAAATTTCCGCTTTACCTTTCAAAATTAACTTCATACTTTTTTGTAAAGAAGTTATATTCAATGGTGTGAAATCAGCATTTAATACTAATACGTGGCTCATTATTTGACTTTTTATCAAAAAATACTAAATTTTGTTCGTAAATCAAATATAATTATGTCATACTGTATTATCAAAAATATTAAAGTCGAAAGTAAAGATACAAACATTCACAAAACACTACCTGTGATTCTTTTGGATAATCAGGATGAAGTATTAGAATTTGAAAATTTTGACGAGGCTGAAAAATTTCGAGTTTTGCTCCAGAAAAATTCTGACTCAAATCACGAATATTTAGTTAAACAGATTTAAAAATGGCACATCCAATTCTTCACGCAAAATCATCTGCAAAAAAATTTGGTGGAAAATGGGAAGATTATATTCACTTACATAATTGGCTTGATGAAACAAAAGGGTGGGTAGGACACTCTATACACCGAATGTTTCGACATCATAGTGAAGGAATTTTTGAAATGGAAAAAATTTTTGGTACATCATTTCAAAATAGTGAAGATAAGATTGTTTATACAAGGTATGTGGGTGAACAACATGTATTGGAAGATTGTTATAATTACATTCCTTCAGCAAAAGAATGGATAGACGCGATCAAATCTGAAAAAAAACCTATGTGGTTTTTAAGAACAGGTAAAATAGAATTAGAAGATTAGATATTTACTTGTATGAACCAAACAGCAAAACAACTTGTAGCCGTAATAAAATACTGGCAAAAAAAATGTTCTAAAGTATATTTTGAAATGGATGGAGAGTTTGGTGGATTTACATGGGATTACCAAAAGTCATGTCAATGCATTTCAATAGACAATTCAAAGACCGAATTACCATATCCAACTCCAATGCGAGTAGTCATGCAGTATTTGATTGATTTACTAGATTTGGAAGATAGAGCAGTAAATGATATAGATGTGGAAGACCCGAACATTTATGCATATGAATTTGAGTTTAATTTTTCAGAAATGAATTTCAAAGTGTATTGTAATTATTCTTACATTATGGAAGGTAATGAAATAGTTTCAGTGAGAAACGCCAAAAATAATGCAACGTTAACTGAAGTATTGAATGATCTTAAAAAAAATGGAAAGAAAGGGAAATACCGAGTTGATTTCAATGGTAGTGGAGACTCTGGATATATTGATGATAATATGAGTAGTTTGGAAAGGTCTGAGGCAGATAACATTCCAAGTGGATTAGAGGATGAGTTATATGACTTCTTAGGTGCCAGACACCCTGGGTGGGAAAATAATGAGGGTAGTTTCGGGTTTTTTATTATTGACTTAAATAATAACTCAATTGAACTAAATTATACCGAAAATTATGAAGAAAGTGACACCGTAATGATTCATATGGGTTCAATAGACGAATTAATTCAAACTATAACTTCAAGTGACAACAATAACAATTAAATTAATAAAATGAATTCACCAGTAAAACAACTTATGGCTTTGATTAGCTATTGGAAAAAAAAATGTCATGTAGTTTCTTTTAATGTGGACGGAGATCTTTCTAGGATTTACGAGAGACGTGACTACTGTTGGTGTCACCAAGTAGATGGTAATGAATTTAAACAACCATTCCCAATTCCAATGTCTGGTGTAGTATCTTTCATTGCTGAAAAATTAAATTTGGAAATAATACAGTATCACAATATCGATCAGGATCCAGAACTTGTTCATACTGAATTCTTCGAATATTCATTTGACTTCCCAAATAATAAATTTACGGTAACTGGAGATTTTTCATATCTTACTGAAGGAGACGGAAAAAATTACCTTATGAGTACTAAAAAAAATCCAAAATTAGATGAAGTATTAAATGATTTAATGAATGACGGTAAAAAAGGAAAGTATCGTGTTGATTTCAATGGTGATGGTGATGAGGGTTATATCGATGACAAAATGAGTTCGTTGGAAATTAAAGATGAAGTTCGAATTCCAAGTGGACTAGAAGATATATTATATGATTTTTTGGAAACTACGATCCCAGGTTGGGAAGAAGAAAATGGCGGCCAAGGGTTTTTCATTATTGATTTAGACAAAAGAACACTTAGGTTAAATTATACACCAACAATCAATGTCAACGAAGAACTTTTAATTTACACTTCTTCTTTGGATAAATTCATTCAAACGATTAGTGTCGATACGGAGAGTGTCGAATGATTTAGTACTATTGTAGTGTTCACGTGAAAGGTAAATTAAACACTCAATTTCTTTTTCTTTAAGTTTTTTTTCTTTGATCTTCATTTCTATATTCACTTTTTTCAAAGAATCAGTTGTTTGAACATACAAAACGTTTTTTTCTTTAATTTTTGGTATTCGTGATTCAATACTATCCAAAATTTTGTTCAAGCTATCCAAATTAGTTGTAGGTTCTGAAGAAATGGTGTCCAAAAAAATAATTGTAGAATCGATGTATGTTTCTTCTTCCTTAGTTTGAATAAAGTTACAAGAACTGAAAATCAAAAAAAACAATAGTAAATATTTCATCTTGTTTGTTCGTTAAGTACCGATAATATTCCTTGAGTTCTAGCCAAGGTACTATCTGTTTTACGTAATCTTTCTGTTAAATTTTTTACATCTTCTCTTAGTTCAATAACATCCGATGAACAACTTTCGATTTGTTTTTGATAGTTCATTTTGTTGTCGACCCATAAATACCCAACAACTAAAATCAAAATGAATTGAATATACTTGAGAGGATCTTTCAAATAATCTTCAAACGATAAAGGAATCTTCATACTGTATAAATATTCTAAAACATAATTATATTTAAATAAAAAAAATGGCATACATTGAACACAATTTTTTTCCACTCAAAGTTTTCCTTAGAAATGAGTACTTATACCAAGGAAAAAAAGGTCATGGAGAATTCACACCCGGAGTTATTATATCTGTAAGATGTATGCCGGGACAAGCCACATTATTTCAAGTTCTTTTAGAAAATGGAGTTTTAAGAGACAAATTACCAAGTCACGCTCTTTTGACCGAACCTGAATTACCAAATCCAGATTTACCTTTTCATTATTTACAGATTTGGAATTGTTTTTCTTATAATTTTACTTTAATACATTTGTCATACGTATACGATACTCCTGTAGAAGTTTATATGAAAGATAGAAAATTTTATAAAGGAAATTATTACGCTACAATAAATTGGGGTAGTAATGATTTTAATACTGATCTAACATTATCTGAAGATCCATTAGAGCATAAATCTCATCATATTATTTTACTAGAAAATGGTCAAATAGCTCTACAACCAAACAATCGAATTAAATGGTTTGAACCTAGTTTTGTTACAAAACCTTTTCCAGAAAAACCAGATTATCTTGTTAATAAAGATTATTATAATTGTGAAGGGTATGAAAAATGGAATACTGAAGATAGTGAAAGAATGTTTTATGATAATGAATCTGATTTTTCAAAAAAAATAATACAAAATTGTTAATTTAATTAATAGAACGTGATATTTAATTGTTAAATCTATTTGACAAGATGAATTGGATCAATATTATTACAACTCTTATAACCTCAACAACATCAATTATTGTGGCACTTATTGCTGCTGGGTTTTTTAAGAGTTGGATGGATAAATTTAAAGAAAAAAAATCACAAGGAAAACTTATCAAACAAATTCAAAAAGATGAGGTTGTACATTTTACAATTAGAGAACTAAGAAGAAAATATAATGCGGATAGAATTTATATTATGCAGTTCCACAATGGTGGTATGTTCTACACACAAGCTCCGATGCAAAAAGTATCGATAACCTTTGAAAGGTGTTCTGATGGTCTCGAGAGAATGTTCGAAAGATTTCAACACGTATTTGTTTCGCATCACACTTGGTTTATTTCAGAAACAATTAATATGAGTATGTTTTCAACAAACCTAGAAGAAGATGTTAGAGATTTACCAACAAGAAGTTTATTGAAAACATTTGGAAACTACGCTCTCAGTTCAGTACCTATCTATGATATAAATAAAAATTTGATTGGAATACTTTCTTTAGGCTGGGTGTTTTCTGAAATTCCAGATGAAATTCTAGAAAATAATAATTTTACAGAAAAATTCAAAACTGAATTATTATCTGAATCAAATTCGTTAGCAACATATTTATTATAATGTCAGCAAAATTATTTAGTACTGATAATGTAAGTCTTGGTGGTGGTCCAGCGGCCCACAGAAGTAGAGCAGGATATAAGGCGGGTGATTGGTTTAGTGGAAAGGGATACGATTTACATGTAAAACCTGGTACAGAGGTTTATTCACTTACTGATGGTAAAGTAGTAGCTAATAATTTGGATCCCGATAATTGTAAAAAAGGTGTATATGGACATAGAGTAACTATTTTAGCAGATAATGGTGATGAACTTTATTACACACATATCGAAAGTAAATTAACGGTTGGCCAAAAAATTAAAAAAGGAGATCTGATTGGTAAAGTACGAAAAGGTTGTGGTGTTAAACCACATTTACATGTTGCAAGTAAGAAAAAAGATGTTAAGGACTACGTTGATTTCAAAACTTGGGCTATTATTGGAGGCGCAGCCGCTTTAATAAGTGTAAATAAAAAAGATAATGAAAAAGATAACGAAACAGATACAGAAGAAGAAAATGGAGGACAAGACCCCGAAAAAAAACAAAAAGATAAAAAAGAACCAGCAACAGACTTACTCCGACAAAAATATTTTGATGCTGTTAGTATTCCATTCACATTAATTGGGTTGCCGGGTTTAGCTGAAAGCATTCAAGCTAATAGTAATTTAGATAAAGAAATTAGACGTATAAAACAATTATTGTAAAAAAAAAGTCCGAATTACTTCGGACTTTAGAGATTCTAAAACTACTAGGATTACTTAATAGTTTGAGTTGAATCGGTTACTACTGCTGCAGTATCTACAGTTTCAGTAGTTTCTTCAACAACAGTTTCTTCAACGGTTGTTTCTTCTGTAGCTTCTTGACAAGAAACTAGAGCGGTGGCAAAAAGAGCCAAGAAAAGGATGTTTTTCATAAATTTGTTTTTTTTATGATGTAAATATACACCCAAAGTTATAAATGTCAAATAAATGTACAAAAAATTATTTATTTTTTTTTTAATGTCTATTATATTGGACATTCAATAATTTTTTTGATCAAACAAAATATTTACAACTATACGATATTTATGTTTATGAATGATTTAAAGAGAATTTTAAGAGAGAATCTTAAGAGACATATAAGAGAGGAATCTGCGAAAAAAAAACCAGAAGTTCATGTCCCTGAAAATTGTTTTGGTGGGCCAAAGACTTACGCTGGTGGACTTGTAGCTCTTATACAGTTATTAATGAAAGATAATGACAGAGATGCAAAATTAGCTGTTGAAGACTTTAAACAATTCCTGAAAGGAAGTTCTAAAATTGACGGTAAAGTAGTGGTTCAGATTCTCGAAAAACATGGAAAGAATCAGTACATTTCTTTTGCTGGTTGTTTTTAAACCCATCGAATTCGATGGGTTTGGTTTGTGGAGCTAGGTGG